TTACCAGCAGTTGCGGCTGTACCAACGGTCAGAGCTTTAAGCTCCATCTCGTCCATGTTCTTTTCGCCTTTGCGCATGAAGCTGTCCCATGCCTTCAAAGACAAATCGACTTCTTTAGCTTCCATTGCATTAGCTGGACGCTTGAGCATGGTTTCGATGTCATTCAACTTTGCCTCGAAACCTTCAGCGTGTTTTTGCTGTTGGGTAATGGCTTGGTTGATGTTCTCGAACTTGTCCAGATCAGCTTCGATCTTTGCAAGTTTTTGCTCAGTCATTGGATCGGCTGTGCCTTTGGCTTCGATTTCAGCCAAGCGAGTGTCATTTACCTTTTTGAATTCTTCAAAGGCACCTGCCATCGCTTCAACGGCTGTTTTTACTTCGTTTTCCATTTGGAAAATCCTTCCGTTAAGATTTTAGGATGTTGGTAAGGCTTGTGAGAGCCTCAAGGACTTTAGGCGTTTCCTCTTTCACAGCATCCCGCTGTTCCAGTGCCTTGGTAACGGCAGATGCCGCTGCCTTTGCTTCAGTGCGAGATAGGTTCCCTTCATCCCGAAGGAATTGCTCCCATTCCCGAACTGAGCGTTCTGTGCCTTTTACCGCTTGAACCCGTGCGCGTGGGTTCATTGGGAATGTGACAGCAGAAATCTCCATAAGATCGACTGATTTCAAAAGACGTGTCTTGCCCTTTTCATCATACTCAACACTTTTGGGGTCAACACGATAGCCAATTGACAAGCCATCAAGTGCGCCCATTTTCATAAGTTCGTATACTTCGCGTCCTCGCTGTGTCCCCATTGCAAGGCGACCTTTGACCTTCAAGCCACGATCATCCTCAATGATTTCATCAAAGACGCCGATTGGTTCATCTGATTTGTGCTGATAAAGCAATTTGACAGCCTTAGCGCCCTTGCGACCAATTGATTTGGCAAATGCACCCTCAACTATAACATCACCGCCAAGGTCCTTATTTCCAAAAACAGAGCCATAACCTGAGAATGTTCCATCTTCATCGCTGTCAGCTTTGTATTCAAAAGCGACATCAATTTTTTCAGATTTAGCTTCCTGATCGGCAATGTAGTCTTCTACATCAATTTGCTCATTACTCATTTTTAACGCCCTCAAATTGGGTCCACAGACACGATTGAGTTGAATGTAACCTATTTAAGGTTTTGGAGCAAGTTACTCGTCAATTATATCATCCTCTGGCGCCACATACAGCAACACACAGCGACAATTGATGGTATTTGCAGCCCCACCCCTACTGTCTCCGGGTCTAGCCATTGGAACGGGCCCAAAATCGCTGGGAACCTGAAAGTCTTCATTCATAGGTACAATTGTTCCATTCATTGCTGAGTGTCCACCGCGAGTTCGATCATCAGAAACCGAAACCCATTGCTTTTGAAGCTCGGGTATATTCATGGTCTTTGCTACTTCGTGATTGGCGTAACTCGCAGCATTATGTGTTTCCGTTCTCGCAATGGTTGCTGACCGATTTTTTGAATACTGTCCCCGAGTAGATTGATAAATTGCATCAGCTACGGCGCGAACTCCAAGACCCTCCGCCTCGTTCTCCAAAAGGACTGAGATCAAACGCGCTCTCGTTGTTCTTGAAATTCTACTGACAGCCTCAAGACCAAATATCTTTATGTAATCTCTAATCAGAGTTTCAAATTGGCTCTCTTGTTTCAAGTTGCGTAAAAGCCTGAGACCGAATTCATCAATAACCGCACGATAGTGGGGCTCCAGAACTGAAAGGATTTTCCCTTGGATCAAAGTCCCTGTGAGATCAATAGAGCCTCTTTCCAAATATTCACGCCTTGCAATGTCACCTATCTGTGAAAATTGCGTAATTAAATTAAGGGTCAGCTTGCGCTCAAACGCTTGCCTAACTCGCATCTGTTCGATGACTTCTTTTCTGGCGCTGTATTTTGAACCGCCAGCCTGTTTAATATTATGAACTGCCATATCTGGAATATATCACATTTCCTGACTTATAAAAGTTTTAATAAAATGTAAAATATTTGTTTACAACCTAACTCACCTTGATAGTCTTATACTAACGAAACCGAAATTGGAGAATTTCAAATGCAAATCGAATATAACTACGAACTTCAATATCAAGATGATCTTCCACAATCACATAAAGATGCCTTTGAAGCCAAAGGAATTGATCCAACTACAATTTGGAATTCACTTGCTCTGTTTCACCATTCCCATGAAGCCTTTACGGCTTGCGATGATGAGGAATTTGAAAATGATTGCTCATTTCGTAAATTTCGCGTGATTAACCGCCTTGATAAATCAGTATTGTATTAATCATAAAACATAAAGGGGGAGCTTAGGCTCCCCGCCATAAATCATTTGCGCTTCAAGAGAACTGTAAAGGTTCCAGATACAGCATCAGTTCCAGAGGATGTAACTGCGCGGATTTCAATATCATCTTTTTCATTAACCTTGGTGGCAACTGCTAGGTCTTTAATAAAAGATGTATTTTGAATAGTTGCCCTCGATTTAGTTCTAACAATGCCCTCATTGCTGCGAATAATTAAGCGACCATCAAGGTATTTATTAGATGAAGATGCACCAGAGCTAAACGTCCACTGAGTTATATAAGCATCGAAGCCAGCCGGGACTGTATATACAGCCATCAAGGTTTGGCCCTGACCCTGTGAGATTTGAGCGACCGTTGTTCCGCCCATTGATAGGGAAATGTCACCAGCATTGACTTCACCGGAACCAGCTTGAGAAACATACGCGCGGAATACTCGCATGAATGTGCTTGCTACAGTCGTATTTTCGGTGCCATCCATATCCACTTCTAAAGTCTTGGGCAGCCAGTTTTCGTCCAAGCCTTCAATTGTGATCTTTTGTGCGCCAGTTCCATCAATATCATCAGCCGCATCAGAACTGACAACCGTTACGCTTTGCGCAGATGTCGGGTAGCTGTAAATTCCGCCAGCATCCCATACAGTTTCTTCATCTGTGCTGATTGTTGAGTTAAAGCCAAACTTATAAATCGCGCGACCGTAAGCGCCCTTTGCGGCTTGTACTGAACCAATATCCATGTCCCTAATCCTTGCTACTTAGTGGATGACCTTCAGGCAAAAGGTCTGTATCGAACTTTCCACGTTTAAAGCGCCCCGTGCGAACTGCGCTAAGGAAGCCATTAACACGGGCATAAGCCCATTGATCTGGACCAGTTACATTTGGTCGGACGCTTTGAGGGTTTGTATTATAAGCGCCAACACCACGGGCAAACACAGCTTCTAACATTCGCTGAGTAACCCGCTTGCCTTTTTTATCACCGTGCTTTTCGTTGTGTTCTTTTACTTTCTCAGCAAGAGCCTTTTTTACAGTTTCACTGATCTTTGGGGCTTTCTCTTCCGCCGGAGGGAATTTGTCATCCCACCAATCACTGAAATAAATTTCAAGCTCTTCTGATTTATCACGCTCTTTGTCTAACTGATCTACTTTTCGGTTGGCCCATGATTGGCCTTCATCACCGCCCCATCCAAGCCATGCGATCTTACCTGCGCTTGGGTATCCAGCCTCGCCGCGGTTAAAGCCCTCAGCTTGCTTGTCTACTTCGTGACGGGCAAAGAAGCTCTTCATCCGGCGAACTGTATCAGGAGAAAGGCGCTCACGATTGATAAGCTGATTGGCACGGGCGACACCCACTCTTGTCATCCCACGGCCAAACTCTTTGCGCATATCAAGTGCGCGTTGACCATTAATAGCCATAGCCTCAGTAGGAACTGTATCTACATCGCTTTCGGCTTTTTCAATTTTTTTTTGGGCCTCTTTCCATCTACCGCAAACATATTGCGCCCGGACATCGGCATCGAACAAAGAGCAAGAACCCTGATCGTAGTAATCGCAGTTGCCGCATCTATTTTCGCCTGTACCCATTCGATAGGCATCAGGAAGCTCGTCTGGAACATCCGCTCCGTCAGGATACTGATCCAATTTAAATTCGCCATAGGCATCCGCACCATCACTGGCGGCCTTATCACCCTCTGAGGGGGCTATCTCTGGGCCACCCAGCGGGAAAAGGTTTGCTGCGATAAATACTTCATCACCGCCTTGGATCGGGCCTAGACCCAAGCGGTCACGGGCCTCATTGCGGCTAATAATGCCCTCACGAACCGCAGAAGTGACATTCTCGTAGACCCGGCGGCGGCGCTCAGTCATGGCTGGGATGCTTTCAACATCATACTCGATACGAATATCCTCACCGAATGATGGTGCAAGCCATTCGTTCAAATCGTTACAAACCCGCATTGCTAGAGGAATAATGGTCTCTTCATACAAAGCCAAACGAGCCTCTTGGACGTTTGCATAAGTTTGACTATCTGGAATGCCGATAAGCTGTGATGGAACACCGAAGCAAAGCGCAATATCTTTTGCTGCCATGTGCTTGTTTTGCAGGAAGTCCATATCGCGGGGAGACATTCCCATTTCTTTCCAGTCAAAATCGCCCTCCAAAAGAAGGGGCTTGCCGGAGTTATTAGTGCCACTCATGCGGCGGTCTAGATCGTCTTGAACTTGTCGGCGCTGCACATCGGTTAGCATCATTGAGTTGCCAGAAGTGTCCGTTGGCTTAAATACAACCGCCCCTGAGGGACGCGCCCCATTTACCAAAAGAGCTATATTGTGCTTCGCTATGAGGTTGTGCTGGTCAACATCAATAGACGCAGCCATGAGCGGAGAAAGGCCAAGGTAATCGTCTAATGGGTTCCATAGTTTAAAATGCTTAACCTCTGACTGACCTGTAAATGGATCGGCGTCATAGGTATTCACAACCTTACCATTGAGCTTGTAATTGTAACCCTTGGGAATTGAAGTGGCGCTTGGGATTACTTCAACCCGATCTGGTCTCAGCAAGTGAAGTTCGCTTGGAACGCCCCCGGCAGTGCTGGATATTGCGTAGCTATTACCGGAAAGAAGCAAAAACGCATAGAGGGATTGAAAATACTCATTCCCAGCCTGCAATGGATTTGGTCTTTTAAGCAGAGAGATCAGTGGGTGTTTCTCTAACTCAATATCGCCTTGGAATACCTTGAAGGCGATTGAGGCCGCGCCTTGAGCGATCTCATTAACGCAGCGGTAAACAATGGCGTTTTGCTGATAGCCCTCAACAGCATAAGACTTGAAGTTGTCAGACCTGCTGTGAAATGGGCTTGTCTGCTGAACATGAACAGTTGGAGCTTGTTTTTGTTCCATGGGGATTGCCACGGAGCGGCGTAAAAAATCGAAAAGGGCCATTAACTAATTCTCCACATTGGCTGTCCTGTGTTTTCAGACAAATCCGTTACGGCCCACACTAGGGCATCAAGTCTATCAGGCGAAACATTTCCTCGCCCATTGTAAAAGATCATTTGTTCTTCCATTTCTGAAAACTTATCAGAATGGAATACTTTTTCACTTTCATATAAAGCTGCAATCGGTTCTGCTCTCAACATTTTTCCTCTTGTAGCCCTTACGGAACGATACGAAACACCCTTATCTGTATTTCTTAACAGATTTTCAACCAAATCACCACCGTTATTGACTTCTGCTATAATTCTGTCTGCCTGATATTCGTGATATTTTGAAATTGCCTTTCTTATCCACTGATCTGGCGTCCCTCTAAGAGAAGCGTCCTCAAGAATATAATATTTATCTGTTTGCGCTGATCTTCCGGCTATAACAATTCCTGTTTCATCAGATGTAGCTTTACCTGTTACTGACGGGTCAATGGCAACGACAACTCTTGATAAATCAGGAACCTCGTCCTTTGAAATTCTACACTTATTAATCATATCGGCGTTCCAAAGGGCGCCTTCGATTTCCTTCATATAATCACCTAGCCAAATATGATTATATTTTAATGGGTTTTGCGCACGGACCCTTTCAGCCATTTCTCTTGTTGTATCTGTTACGAAGGGATTATCCATGAAATTTACATGGACCAAAACAGCACGGTCGTTATCTTTAAAAATTTGTTCGACGGGATCGGTGTCTAAATTAGGGTTCCAGCTGAACCATATTTCAGAACCATTTTTTCTTATGGTCGGGTCTAAAAGTTCTAAAGACCTGTTTGACATGGATTGCGCTTCTTCGACCCAAGCAATATCAAAACCCTCTAGTGATTTAATACTTTCAGCGGTGTGATCTTGCATACCTTGAAAAATAATCACCCCGGAACCATTAAGCGGGATGATTTTATTTTTTTGAACTTCAAAATAATGACCAACACCAAGTGATGTAATTTTATCCTTTAGAAGCTGCAAAGAAGAGTATTCCAGTGATTTCTGAACTTCACGAATACATATTGCCTTTGTATTAGGCTCTTCAATCATTCTTTCGATTAGTGCCTCACCAAAAAAATGCGATTTACCAGATGCACGGCCACCCTTTGCCCCTCTGTATCGGGGGCTTCCACGATCACCAGACAATAGGGGAAGGCACCATCTAGGTGTCTTGATCGGCAGGATCGACAATTACACGCTCAATTCTTGTAATGATTGCACCGCCATCTTCCCCAGTGACCTCCATATTATTTTTATCACGTTGGTTAAGATACTGCTTCCCAAGCCATATAAGCATTGGTGAACTCCCACCCTCAGCAGCCTCCCACTGCATCCGGCGAAGCGACATTTTGCCCTCACTATTATGGCGGTTATAGAAGGCTTCAAAATTTTCCTCGCCTCGTTCCTTTAATCGCCTGTTAAGCGTAGTATCTGACATATCCAATATACGGCAACACTCATCTTGAGTGCAATGTATTCTCACCATATTTAAAAGACGTTGAAAGTCTTGATCTGTAAGGGGTTTTGATGGTCCCTTTGGACCGCGCTTCCCATCCTCTTGTTCTATTGATTTGTCCTCTGACATAACCACTTTCCTTTTAGAGTATATTATAAGTTTACATCATAAATTCTGAATTTCAAAGGCATGCAATATTTATTCGCATTTATGTAAATTAATTGTTTACAACCTTAGGTTCCTTGATAGTTTGAATATATCAAATGGAGAAACTGACATGAAACATCTAATCGAAACCGCAGCAGAAATCATATTTCTTATTGGGCTATTCTCAATCCCACTTTTCATCACAGGAGGATTTTAAAATGAAATCTATATACGCATCCAGCCTTAACCCCCGCGAACTTGATATATTGGCAAATGCAGATCACTTTGTAGCTGTCCGAGGTCGAGGTCCAAATCGCACACGGGTTATATTTGCTACTGCCGCCGATACTGCAGCTTATGGCGCCTCATTTGGAGATAAAAAAACCATGGTATATGCTGTGGCGGGAGATGATACTCCATGCTGTGGAGGTGTTGCACATATAACTAATGTTTAGAGCTTTCTGCTTTAACAACATTTTTTCTAAGGAGGCTGGAACTAAATCCATGCCTCCTTTTGTTATAATGAATTTTCATATCAAGATTTTTTCCGGTGAAATTGGCGTCCCTATATTCCTCACCAATAATCCGAACAGCAATGGGAAAAGTAAGCAATATATCATTTAGGTCATCTTCAGTTTGATATGGGATTATTTCGTCTACATGACTAACAGCCGAAAGCTGTATATATCTCTCCACCAAACTTTGCACTGGATGATTTTTTTCCTGCCGCTCTAACGAAGGATCGACATGAAGCCCAACAATCAAATAATCACATACAGATTTCGCCTCTGCTAGCATTGAAATGTGACCAGCGTGTAAAAGATCAAAAGTAGAAGCAGTAAAGCCTATCTTCATTTTTTGACCTTTACCATTTTCATGCCATAATCTTGTATCTTTTCCTTAATTTCTACATCTTCATTTCGTATTAATTTTTGCTTTTTGAAGCCACTATAATCCACATGATGGTGCCATCTGTTGAATTTCCAAACCATTTCTGAAACGTCCGGGTGAACTTTTACTTGCATTTGAGACTTAGCAACTGTTCCCGTGTCAGCATATCTTTTTCCATCGGCAACCTCACCTTCAGCATGGTAAAATTCATCTGTATTGCCGCCTTTTAAAACCTGTGTATTCATTTTTTCTTGCAAAAAGGCATTGAATTGTACCGTACACCATCCAGCCTTTAATATATCAAGAGATAGGATTGTGTCTTCGTTATAACGACCTCGCCACCTTCGCTCCATGGAGTTTCTGATAAAGTTGCACGAATAAATCCTTGTATTCATTATAAAAGGGGGAAGTTTTTTCTTTCTTGGAGCAAACATATGATAATTTGGGCCAGCCATACCGATATTTTTGTATCTGAGAACAAAGTCCTCCATAACCCTAAAGCAAGTACCATCATTTACGCGAATTTGTAGATTATTATTCATACGAAAAAATGATCTAATGTTATCGTCCATAACCCAATGCCAGTCATGACCGTTTGATATGGAATGATCCCATGCAAAATTTCTAGCAGGGCCCGGGCCCGTACTTTTTGTAAGCCCTAGATCATCACATAATTCATATTTTTCCTTATATGACATATCCATAGGCAATATTTCAGCCATAAGACCCATTTTTTCTACAGATTTTTTATATTGGTCAACTTCCTGAGGCTCGACCACTATGAAGTGCGGCGTTTTCATTATGGTCAAATATTTTGATGTAACCATATATTCAAAACGACCCTTGCTCGGGATGTATAATGGAAAATTAGGCTTCATCGTCCGTACCAGCAATTCTATATGAATTCAGGTCTGCAGCTTTATTTTCAGGATATAAAATACTTTTTGTAGCTTCAGTTAATTTCAATCCTGTTTTTTCAGCAAATTCGTCTACATCCTCTTGATTTTCAAAATGAATTTTTATGGAACGAAAATAATCTAAATTATCATTATCAAACTCAGGCATTCCCTCCCATTCCTCAAATGCATCTGTTTTCCCAAATTCTTTATCAAGAAACAAATCGGCCATTTCATCCATGCCGAAGCCAAGAGTTGATATATCGAATTGGTCCATTTCTAATTGCTTAATTTCTACTTTAAGCAATTCTTCATCCCAAGTTGAATTTTCGGTTAATTTATTATCTGCTATGACATAAGCGCGCCTTTGGGCATCGGACCATCCCTTTGCAACCATTACTGGAACTTTATCCAATTCAAGTTTTTGCGCAGCCAATAGGCGCCCGTGACCAGCAATAAGTGTATTTTCTTCGTCAATAAGAATTGGGACAGTAAATCCCCATTCTTGAATACTTGCAGCAATTTGTGCTACCTGTTGCTCTCCATGCACCCTGCTATTCCTAGCGTATGGAACCAACTTATCAGTATCCATTAATTTAACTTCAGTTGCTGGCCAATTTTTCATGTAAACAACCTCCCAGTGTTTAAATTTACAATTCATGTAATATCATACTTTACATCTTTTGCAATTATTCAGCTTTTGCCAGATTAGTGCATTGTTCCCATATCTTGATCGTTATGAAGAACAATATGGATACAATCCTTATGTTCAGCAATTACGGCTGGTATTTCATATGAGTGGGCTATGAAGGCGATCATTTCCATTACCTCTTGCATTGAACCTTTATTTGGGAGCCCATCAAATAGGTTTCGCAGATCATCCTCAGTTAATTTCATTTGAATGTCCTATTGTTAAAAACCCCTCTCCAGTTGGGAGATAGAGAGGGGGAGCAATGGGGAGGATATGCTCTAGGGGCAGACAGGAAAAAACTACCCCCTGATTTTCCATTACCATTTTTTACCAAGTTTCGCCATCATTTCCTGCGATATGCGTTTGCGTTCTTCTGCATCCTGACTTTTCCGTGGCGGGGGATCAAGCTGAACCCTTGGGTGTGCTGCAACATATCGCTTGCGATTGTTCACAAGCATCTGACGCACAAGACCCTCATGTGGGCGCTTTGTAGGATGCTCAATCAGGTAATCCGCACAAGCCTTGGTGATTTCATCCGCTGTAAAATCCTGCAGCATATCCATCCAGCCCAACAGAATATCACGCTTTACAAGCTCGTCTTGTGGCATCTGGAAAAACCTACCCATAAGAGCCTGTGCTTTTATTGCAATGAACGCGCGATGTTTCGTTAGTGTATCATCATCCATGACCGTTGATTGCAGTGCTGGTAAATTGCTCATCGGCTTACCCTCGCAAGATCATTCACCATGTCGCGGAACATATGGTCTATTCCATTTTGCTGTGGAGCCTCAATGTCATCATGCCACCGCTCCCCATTAAGCCAAGTGCTGAGATGTGGGATGAATTTGCTATCCTTGCCAACCAAGCTGTCAATGTACTGAGAAAGCAATTTGCAAAGCTCTCTTTCATCAATCTTTTTGATTGCCTTGGCCCATGCTTTTTCTGCATTTCCCCTTCCAACTTTCCTTGGATAAGCCAACCAAGCATCATTGAACATATTAGGTTCACTTACATGGTTAATACTTACATGGTTATTGGTATGTATCTTATGCACCCTCTGGGGTGTACGATTTACATAGTCCCCATGTAAGTCCTGCACCCCAATTAATAAATATTCATTTGAAGTTTGCTGTCCATTATCACGAACACGACCTGTTCTTTTAATAAGCCCAATTTCTTCAAGTATTAAAAGATGATTGTAAACTGATTTCACGCATACCTCAGTATCCTCTGAAATCTTCCTAATACTTGGGAAGCATCCGTAGTCGGGATTATGCCTGTCAGCTAAGGAAATTAATATAATTTTTGTGATTGGTTTAAGACCTTTTTGCTGCAAGGCCCAAGATAGTGCTTTATACGACATAATGCGTTTTCTCCTTGATGGGCCATATATGTTGTGTTACCCATTAAGGCATAAACCAACTTGACCCAGTTTGTGTTTATAATTCTCCATTATGGGCCAGATTGTTTTCCAGACAGTCTGGCCTTAATGCTTTTATATACACAAACCTTTCCTTGTAAAATTTAAAGTTTTAAAAAAAATGTAAATTATATGTTTACTTGAGCCTATTCCTTGATAGACTAAATTTTGTCAATGGAGGACAACATGGGTCATATATCTACACCACTCGCATTTGTGCGAAATACAATTGCAAATAAAATTGCCAACAGATCAACTAAGCTTGTTAACCAAGCGGTTCGTGGAGAAATAACCAATCAGCAATATCTTGCAGATCAATTCCCAGCGGATGCTATTTCTTTTATTGAAAAGGCCATAACGCAAGCGGTTGATGATTATAATAGGAGCATTTCAGATGAAACTTAATTCTTCAATGCTCACATATATGGCTGAAGAGCTTGCGCCATACTCAGACGAACTGGAATTGTTCTGGGACACTCTGGATGGCGAAACAGATGTAATGGACCTAGTATCCAGCGTCCTTACTCAAATCAGTGAAGCCGAAGCCGGAATGATTGCGTGTCATGAAATGGCAAAGCGATACTCAGAACGCAGATCGGCGCTTGATGCTCGTAAGGTGCGGCTGAACAAGATGCTCAAAACCATTATGCTTTGCGCAAATCAATCAAAAATTCCCCATCCCCTTGCAACAGTATCACTGCGCAAGGGAACGGAGAGCGTAGTAATAACCAACGAAAAGGAGATACCATCACAACTTTGCAAAACGACCGTCACGCCAGATAAAACAGAGATCAAAAAACAACTAAAAGCGGGTGTTCAGATTGACGGGGCCGAATTGGTCACTGGACCTCAAACTATATCAATAAGGATGAAATAATGTCTGATAAAGGACCAATAGCCAGCCTGACAGCTTTTGCTGCAGCACAGGCGCAAATGGGGTCTGCATTTAAAAATGCAAAAAACCCATTCCTAAAAAACAAATACGCAGACCTGACAGCGATACAAAATGCGGTATATCCAGCATTTCACGCCAATGGTTTTGTGATAATGCAATCACCGGGAAAAGATGAATTCGGGCCATTTGTAGAAACTACATTTGCCCACATCTCTGGAGATAAATATTCCGGCAAGGTTTATCTGGAATACAAAGCCAATGATATGCAATCATTGGGCGGGGCCATTACATATGCCCGTAGATATGGCCTCGCCTCCATATCCGGCGTTCCTATTGAGGATGATGATGGAAACGCAGCAACAGGGCGCGGGGCTCCTAACAAGCCTGAAATCGCCGCTCCGCTAGTGCCAGCCGAAAAGCCCACTCCTATCCATAGGGGTGTGCGCTTAATGAAATTTTTAGATGGTTATGAAGTAACGGAGCAAAAGCTGAACGCCATCTTGAAAGAAGCAGATGAAGTGATCGCACTTGTCGCAAAAGAAGACCCTGAATATGCTGTAAAAATACAGACAAAACTAGAGTACAAACAATCAGAATTGGGAATGATATAATGTTCAAAAAAATCGAAAGCGTATCAACAACGATAAATCGTGACGCAAACCGTAAAGGTAGCTATGGAACAATCTACAAGG